GTAATGCTCAGCCAGTCCGGCAGAGAAAGCGTCAATGAATGCCAGTGCGCGTTTGTTTAACTTCATAAATAACCCTCTCGCAAATAATGCGACTTATAGAAACTTCCCTGACGAAGGCGAAATTAGATGAATTTAAATTTGCGGCTTTCCTGCTTATCGCCGGGCTTACGCTTCGGCAGCTGTGTAATCTTGTTATCCAGCTTTCCAAAGTTTTTAATGACTGCCCCGATATTTTCACGCAGCGTTGCAAATTCCTGCGTATCCACCACTTCGGCAATGGTATCCACATCTTCCTGCGTGGAAGCCAGCTGCGTTTCAATTGCAGACACACGGCCTTCCAGATTATTCAGGGCTTCAGCCAGCGCCTGTAATTTGTCGCTGTCTTCCGGCGTATCAGTAGTCACATCATCTTCAGCGAATTTTTTCGGCTGAATGCCAAACAGCTTTTGCCAGTTTTTCATTTTTGTTTCCTGTTCCACTTTTCCATTCCGGCCAAACTTATAGCGATAGCAGCCGGGTTTAATTTTTTTGCGCTGGCTAAAGCGCATACGTGAAGTGCCCACGCTGGCAGGCGAATCCGTTGCCGCCAGCCCTTCGAGATAGCTGCGCCCTGTGCCGCGAAAGTTTCCGTCTTCGGTCAGTTCTACCGAAAAATAAAGAAGCTGATCGCGTTTATTGGCTTCAATCAGGCTCATGTTCGGACTGATTTTTGCGTAAAGCCTTACCAGCCCGTCATCACCTTCCTGCCACATCACCTGTTTTACGCAGCCCCCATTTCCGTAATCGCGTTCATGCTCCGGCCAAATAAGTGCGGCGTATAATTCAGGGTCATATGTTTCAGCAGCATCAATCAACCATTCCCGTTTTAATTCCCGGCGGTCAACCGTATCTCCCTCGGTGGCAATACACAGCCAGTCAGTACATAACTGTGACATATATTTTCCTGCCCTCCGTAACAGCAGAGTCATTATTAATGAATTAAATCCCTGCCGCACCCTGACAAATTCTGCTGTGTTCGGATAAAGGCAATTAGACGAACCATAAAGAATCAAAGAGGGATTTTTATTTACTTCTCACCGGCATAATAGCCATCAGACATATAAAGGAATGAAAATATCGGATGGCTAAATACAGTGATGAATTACGCGGCGTCGCGCGCGCCCTGTATTTAAGGCGGTATACGCCGAAGGAAATTGCCAGTGAATTAAATCTGCCGAATGCGCGGATTATTTACTACTGGGCGGAAAAGGAAGGCTGGGCAGATATGCTCAGTCATGAAAGCACGGAAGATGCGATAGAGCGCCGCATCCAGCTGCTGACCGGACGCGATGGCAAAACAGAGCTTGAGCTGAAAGAGCTGGATCAGCTGATTGCCCATGCGGTAAAGCTGCGCGCGCAGCACAACAAACACAAAGAGAAACTGGCCGCCGCGCGCCCGGAATCCACTGGCGGCAGCAACGGCGGCAACGATGAGGAAAGCGACCAGCCGCGCGGTAAGCGTAAATACAACAAAAATGACGTGTCCGGACTGACGGAAGACGACATGAACGCATGGGCTGAAGAACATCTGTTCGGCTACCAGAAACACCTTCGCCTGAACATCAGCCAGCAGGTGCGTAACATCCTCAAAAGCCGCCAGATCGGCGCGACCTGGTATTTTGCTTTTGAGGCGTTTGAAAATGCTGTGCTGACCGGTGATCCGCAGATTTTCCTTTCCGCTTCACGTGCGCAGGCGGAGGTTTTCCGTTCATATATCGTCAACATTGCACAGGAATATTTCGGCATCACGCTTACCGGCAACCCTATCCGCCTGAGCAATGGCGCAGAGCTGCGCTTTCTGTCTACAAACAAAAATACGGCACAGTCATACAGCGGGCACCTCTACTGTGACGAATATTTCTGGGTTCCAAACTTCGCGCGGCTGAATGAAGTGGCCTCTGCGATGGCCACACACGACAAATGGCGCACCACCTACTTTTCAACGCCGTCAGCCAAAACGCACCAGGCTTACCCGTTCTGGACCGGCGAAGAATGGAAAAAAGGCAGCAAAAAGCGCGCCGCCGTGGTGTTCCCCACGTTTAACGCCATGCGCGACGGCGGACGCCTCTGCCCCGATGGCCAGTGGCGCTACGTCATCACGATGGAAGACGCCATTGCCAACGGCTTCAACCTCGCCAGCATCGACAAGCTGCGCAACCGCTACAGCAAAGACACTTTCGATATGCTGTACATGTGCGTGTTCGTCGACAGTAAGGACGCGGTATTCAGCTTTTCCGACCTGGAAAAATGCGGCACGGATATCACGTTCTGGCAGGACCACGACCCGAAAGCGCGCCGCCCGTTTGGGGATCGTCCGGTCTGGGGCGGTTATGACCCTGCCCGCTCCGGCGACCTGTCCACCTTCGTGATTATGGCCCCGCCGGTGCTGGCCGGTGAGAAATTCCGCGTGCTGGCCATCATCAACTGGCGCGGCATGAACTTCCGCCATCAGGCCAGCGAGATCAAAAAACTCTTTGCCCGGTACAACTTCACCTACCTGGGCGTAGACGTGACCGGCATCGGCCAGGGCGTATACGACAACATCCACCCCTTTGCTATGCGCGTGCTTAAACCTATCCGCTACGACCTGAGCACTAAAAATCGCCTGGTACTAAAAGCGGCAGACGTCATTGAAAGCGGACGCATTGAATGGGATGCGGACCTGAAAGAGGTGGCCGCGTCGTTTATGTCCATCCGGCGCGCCGTCACGAAATCAGGCAGCGCGGTAACCTTCGTCGCTGATCGCACGGCAGAAACCGGCCACGCAGAGGCAGCCTGGGCAATTATGCACGGGCTGGACAATGAGCCGCTCAACTACGAGCACAAACCTAAATCCAAATGGAAGTTTCAGAAGGCAGCATGAAAAAACGATATAAGCAACGCGCCAGCGGCGCACAGCAGGCGGCAGGTAAGCGCAAAATGTCCGTGCTGCGCTTCGGCAAGCCTGAACCGGTACTGACCACCGGCACCGATTACCGCGATGTGTGGTATGACAACGATTTTGATCACTACAGTCTGCCGATTGACCGCCTTGCGCTGGCGCAGCTGGTAAACCTCAACGGCCAGCACGGTGGCATTCTGCACGCGCGCAAAAACATGGTGCTGTCGGATTATCTGGGCGGCGGTCTGACGTTTGACAGCCTTGAAGCTGGCGCGATGGATTTGCTGACGTTCGGGGATCTGGGGCTTGTAAAAATCCGCAACGGCTGGGGTGACGTTGTTGCCCTGGAACCCATGCCCGGCCTGTATATGCGCCGCCGCAGGGACGGTGAATTTGTGGTGCTGCAGCAGGGTGAACCGCTGGTATACGCTGAAGAGGATGTGATTTTTATCCGGATGTATGACCCGCAGCAGCAGATTTACGGCCTGCCGGATTATATCGGCGGCATTCACTCAGCCCTGCTCAACAGCGAAGCGGTGATTTTCCGCCGCCGGTATTATCACAACGGCGCACACACCGGCGGCATTCTCTACACCACAGACCCGAACATGACGGATGAGGTTGAAGAAGAGATAGAGCAGCAGCTGGCCAACAGCAAGGGGATCGGCAACTTCAGCACTATTCTGGTGAATATCCCCGGCGGGGACAAAGAAGGCGTGCAGTTTATCCAGATGGGTGACATTGGCGCGAAAGATGAATTTGCCAACGTGAAGAACATCAGCGCGCAGGACGTGCTGAACGCGCACCGCTTTCCGGCTGGCCTTGCGGGGATTATTCCGCAGAACACTTCCGGCTTGGGTGACCCGGAAAAGGTGGAAGCCACCTATAAGAAAAACGAGGTTGCTCCACTTCAGCGCCGACTGATGATGGCGGTGAACGGTGATACGGAAGTACCGGAACACCTTCACCTGAAATTTGCCCAGCAATCAAAGAACAAGGATGCGGCATGAGGCGTAATCGGATAAAATCCAGGCAAACTTACAACGCCGGAGCCGCAAATATGCGCGTGTTAAAAATTGAGTGCCCAGAGTGCAAATCAAAGGCGGTCATCCGTAAAACCAATCGTAAACATCGCGATATTGCTGATATTTATTGCTCATGTGCAGACGTTGAATGTGGACATACTTTTGTTATGAATTTGACGTTTTCCCACACAATCAGCCCTAGCGCCAAAAAAGGCGATTTACTGATTCAGCAGGTAATCAGCGGCATGTCAGCAGAACAAAAACAGCTGACTTTAAAACTTCTGCAGGCATCTTAATAAGAACGCCCCTCACTAACTGGGGCGCTTCTCCTCGCTTCGCTTTTCAAGTCAGCTAAAAGGTCTTCCGTCAGTTCACCCAGCCATTCATCAAGTAATGCGCGGCGTTTATCTTCCACCAGTGAATGAGTCATCATTTTCACTATAAAATCAATTCGTTCCACCTTAACTATCTGACTCAACGACGCAGACATTTCAACCTCCCTTACATTAAATACTGTATAACCATACAGTATAATATTCATTACGAAATATGAATCCTTTTTTGGGATTTATCTACTATAAACATGAGCTAACACCTTGAATTAGCCCGAAGACCACCCCGGCCAACACTCGTTTTCATTGGTATCAGCAACGTCTATAAGCCGCTCCGCCTGATATTTCAAAAGCCCATGCCCCCTGAAAGAGATCGCGGCCCCGCTTAAAAGCCGGTCAATTTCTTCCTCACTGCCCTCAAACCCCCTGGCTTTCAGCTCCACTTCTAACCTGCGTCGCTTCGGCCCCGTACAGTTATTGACAGAACTCCAAGGGGCGGCGTTGCCGCCAGAAAAACCAGCCTCCGCTGGCGCTTCGGCCAGTTTGGCGACCTTTTCCCACTTAACCAGACGTGTTGGCACTTCCGAACCGGCAGCGCGCGGACAGTAAACCCCCTGCACCCGCTGAACGTCTTCACCGTACTCATTGCCACATTCGGTAATTTCATAAGCCAGACGAACAACCAGATCACACCGGGCAACGAGCGGACCGCCCTGCGCCTGCGTGTATGCTGCCCAGTCAACCGCCACGCTTGCCGATGCCAGAACGGCATCCATTTCTGGCTGCTCAATCTGCTGGTCACCCAGTCTGCGCAGCTCACGCCACACCGTCACCGGCGCACCGCCAATCTGCTGAAACTGACGGATGCGCCAGCGTGATGCCCAAGCAGAAACGGCCTTTGCCATTTCGCGCGCATTTCCGCCCGTTTCGCCGTCGCTTTCTTCATCAAGCGCATAGCCGTCGATGTTTTTAGAGATATACTTTGCGATGTAGCCCGTCGCGCTGCCTTTAGTGGGATCAATCGGCTCAACATGAAAACGCGCTTTTAACGCTTTCTCAGTGTTCAATTCTTCACTGTCAGCAATTCGCGCGTGGTAACACATAATGTCCCGCACTTCGTCAACGTGTTCCGGACGCATGAAAAGCAGCATGTGCCAGTGTGGCGTTCCATCGTGATGCGGTTCCACAACGCGGAAGCCGAAAACGTGGATACCGGCACGGGACAGCGCAGCCCGGATTTTTGCCCAGACAGAACAGAGATATTTTTGAGTATCGCGTGGGTTTGCACCGTTCCACTGTGAAACGAATCCACCTTTGCTGTGTACGGCGTGAAAACGTGACGGCGCAGTGATGGTGTAAAAATCACCGGCATAACCTTCATGGTTGGCGATATCCTCAAACCCGCGCATACGCGCCATTAACTCACAGCGTCGAATAGCGGGATTAGCATTGCTGCGGTTAACCATATCGGCCAGCGCAATGCGATCACCATCCTCGTTAATCAGATCAAACTTTTTGAAAAATTCGCGATTGCGCTTTTTCTGTTCTGCCCACTCTCCGAGTGTTCCGCGTGAAACGTAGGGACTGGCGGCCTTCTGGACCTGCCCCACGGCAATAGCCATATGCTCACGGTGCAGATCACGACGACGCTGCAGACGAACCCGCCACCATTCAGGTGACATCATGCGCAGAATCGCGCTTTCAGCGTTGCGACGTTTAATCCTGCCGGTCTTTTTAACGGATAACCAGAAAGGCGGTGTAGTACCGCATTTCAGTGCTTCCTGTGCCAGAAATACATAACCCTGGGCTGTGCGTTGCTTCAGCTCGTCTTCATCAGGTTTATCGTCGGGCGCGGTCATTTCTGCCCAGGAGTGGAAAGCCTCGCCTAAGTGACTGGCAATGTTATAGGCCAGATTACGCACACGGTCCCGGTCATAGCCCGGCAGATCATCAAGGTTATCTTTGAAAGGGGAAGGCATACCGGTTGAGTAATCACGCTGCCATGCTGCGTTAACAAGTTTCAGACGTGGCAATACGCTCTTACCGATAGTGTTGCGTAAGAACGTATTGGCACGGCGGCGACCATCTTTAGGTGACTTTAGAAGTGTTTCATATCGCTGGCCAAAATATCCGGACAGGTAATCCGGAATATTATGCAGGTACTGGCTGCGCCACTCATGATCAGTTGAATCACAGTGCCAGAGTTTAAGCTCTGTGTGAGTGATGCCCTGCGGTGCTCCAGGCGAAAAGAACTCACGCCGCATTTTATTTACGGCGTGATACTGACCATTAAGGCTTACAGATTCAGCCAGATTCACGCTGGTCCCCGTGCGGCAATGATTAATGATGGCCTCATTGCCATAACGCACCACCTTTGCCGTCAATGGCTTTTGCTTCCTGTCGGATCAGTTCAACAATCTCAACAGCAGATAGCCCCGTATTGGCTGCGTGCGTAGCCAGGCGATCAAGGCGGCCTGACAGCATTGTTGCCATATCCTTGCCACCTTCCACACGCGCCTGACTGCATAGCTCCTGAATCAGTTCAGTGCTGCCGGCCGCTTCTTTTTTTAAATCCTGACGGGTCATTCTCATGGCAATTTCTCCAATTAAGAGCGCACGAATCCCCGGCTAACCGTTGGAAAGCCAAAAAATCGTGCGTCAGGTTATTAGCGGTTAAACAGCGAATTAAGAATTGAGGAACGGAAGGACTTGATCTGCATCTGTGACTGGTTAGGTGATGACAGCAAATGCAACTCATAAGATGCGCTCCACCATGACCGGATAAGCGCAACAACAGGCGATGATCCAAGGAAGCCAGCCGCAAAGTAAATTGCACGGATTGCGCTCAGTGCTTCTGTCTGCTGTGTGTGGGTTTCTGATTCGCGGAATGCACGACACCAGAAAGCAGAATTTAGGAGCAGCCACTGAATTTTATCGTCCAGGTGGATCGTATCATTGAATACGAATTGTTTAAGCGCGACCGTGTTGCCTTCGACGTCACACTTGCTCAGGAAGAACTCCGCATAATCCGGGTTAATGCCCCAGTCGCGGAAATCTTCAAGTAGCTCTTTTTTCTCAACGGTGATGATATTCATAACATTTCCTCAGTGAGCGCGATTGTCAGCGGATTTACGCAGCTGCTGCCGCGCCTTTATAAGTTCATGTACCGGTGTTCCCGGTACAGTAGGCACAGATCGCGCAGCTTTAAGCGCGTTCTGTGATGGTTTCTTTTCCTGTTGGAACGCCAGCGGTCCCAGCCCCTTGAACATTTCAATCATGCATTTCAGACGCTGCAGGCCGCGCTTAATCTGATGTAACTCGCGGTCTGTGAACTGGCCCCACGAATAACGGCAGTGGCGCGCCTTTAAACCTGCGGCGTGCAGAATAATTCCGCGCTGATGTTCGCTAAGCCGCTCCCAGACGCTGTATGCCTGTGTGCTGTGACCTGAAACCATCTGGCGCAGCACGCCCAACCATTTTTCGTCATTTGCATTCATGCTTTGCCTCATGATTTTTGCGGGTAAAAGCAGGATTCCAGCGCAGGCCGTTGGGCAGCTGTATGGTTCCGTGGCCATACGCAGGTAATTGTTTTGATGGCGACTGGCGCTTTAGCAGGTTCACGAATACGAACATATTCACCTCACACAACGATGCCAGGCATTGAGGCGCTGACCACATCAACGGCAGCAGCCAACACCGGCACGGTTTGAAAACGACTTTCAACGGAATAGACGAGTAAAGACAGGCTGCGGATAGCATCACTGGCTCTGTTAAGAATCTGATTGCGGCGTGCAACGGTCATCTTTTCCGTTGAAACCGCTTCCCCAGCGATTACCCCGACGCTGGCTACAGCAGTTAATGCACAAAACTGCATGTTTTCAGGTCTGGCGTTGTTTACCGGCACAGAAGGCTGACAATTAATCTGGCGCAGAAAACCATCCAGAATGGTTGGGTCTTCGGTGAGATCAATGATCG